TTTGACAATAAAATCAAGGAATTTTCCAGGCACTAATTTTGGCGATACAAATGCAGGCACTGTAACAAGAACTTCAGCTACACCTGTTGAATTATATACAGATCAAGTGCATATTCGTTCAAGAGGTAGGTCTTTTGCATTACGCATAGAATCAGAAAACAAAGGGGTAAAATGGAAATTAGGTTCGCCAAGAATTGATATTAGACCCGATGGGAGAAAATAATGTCTACAAATCAACCACCTCCGAGGTTGCCAGATGCACCAGAAGAGTATAATATACAATTCATGCAAGATTTAATTCGTGCTATAGAAACATTTATACAACAAGAAAGAAATACTGGCGAATTACGAGGAACTAAGATAACATTAACAAATCTACCAACATCATCATCTGGTTTAGAAACTGGTGCTTTATTTAATGATAGTGGTACAATAAAGGTTGTAGAATAATGGCATTAGGAAAAATTTTTAAAAAAGCAGCAAAATTAGCAATACCAGCAGGTGCTGCATATTTTGGTGGTCCTATGTTGTCTGCTGCTGGTATAGGTGCTGGTTTAAACCCTATGCTTACAAGTGGTGGTATTGGATTATTGTCAGGATTATTAGCAGGGCAAAAACCAAAAGATGCTTTGTTAGGAGCAGGAATAGGTGCATTAGTAGGTGGTGCAAGACAGCCATTTGCATCTGATGCCTCTGGATTACCTATCGGTTATGGAAGAGGGCAAGTTGATCCTAAACTAGCAAAAGCAGCGATTACAGGTTCTGTATCAAATGTTGCGAAAAATGTTCCTGAAGCAAAAACAATATCAGCAGAATTATTAAACGCATTAAAACTTGGTGGAACAAAAGGTGATGAAAATTTATTGTTTCGTTTGTTAAATACACAAGCAGGTCAGGGAATAGCTGCAGGATTATTAGCAGAGGCATTAACACCCGAAGAAGAAACTCCACAAAGAGAATTTGAACGTAGGCCTTTTGGATTCGGTGGTCCAGGTGGTCAAATAACAGGAATTATGCGAGCAGCAGAGGGTGGAGATGTTAATTATTTTCCTAGAAGAACTGGTGGTATAGGACCTGGTGTTGGAAGTGGCACAAAAGATGATGTTCCAGCCTTATTAATGGATGGTGAGTTTGTAATGACAAGAGATGCTGTTAAGGGTGCTGGTGGTGGCGATATAAATAAAGGAATTAACAAAATGTATCAAATGATGAATGATTTTGAAAGGATGGCATAATGGCTGTGCAAACTATGGAAAGTATTAAGCGTCTGCCTCCATATTTAGAGGGGTTGCAGAAGCGTTTGTTACAAACAATGTTTGGTGTATTTGATGGTGAAACACAAACATCTCCTGGATTAATTGACAAACCATTAGATTTACCTGAAACAAAAATCGCAGAGTTAGACCCATTGCAGCAAAAAGCAATGCAGGCAGGCGAACAAATGTTCGGTTCTTTTCAACCAACTTTAGATCAAGCAAAATTACAACAGTTAATGGGTGTTGGAGCAATTGGTTCTGGTTTGGGTATGTTAGACCCATCACAGGGTATTCAAAAATTTATGGACCCATATCAAGAAAGTGTTATTGATGAGGTAAATAGAAGAGCAGATGCTCAAAAAAGACGAGATGCTGCACAAGCGGTTAATGTTGGAGCATTTGGTGGTTCAAGAGAAGGTATTGTAAGAGCGGCAACAGAAGGTCAAAGACAAGCAAATATTGGTCGTTTATTATCACAAGGATTTCAAAACGCTGTTCAAGCCTCACAGAAAGCAGGTCAGTTAATGGGTGGTTTAGGACAGGCATTTGGTCAAGGTGCTTCATCACTGGCAGATATAGCACGTTTACAATCACAATTAGGACAGTCAGACATAGGTTTGTTATCACAATTGGGTTCTTTAGGTCAAAAACAAAGTCAGGCACAACTTGATGCACAAAAGCAAAATCTATTACAAGGTGTTATGGCTCCTTTTACACAATTACAATTAGGATCACAATTATTGCAGGGTATGCCTAGCGGTAATTTAGCAAGCACATTTCAAACTGCTGTTACACCAAGACCTAATCCATTTATGCAAGGTGTTGGTGCAATATCGGTTGGCGAGAGTTTGCGAGGGGGCTCTGGCCCTGTAGGTGCTTAACATGAGTTTAACTTTACTCAATATATTGAAGGCTGGAACTGGACAACCATCTGATAAGGATTTATACAAAGGTTTAGGTGAGCCAAATTTAATAAATCAAGAGGGTTTTCCAATAGCCCAAAAAATGTTTAAAAAATTTGATTTTGGACCACCTAAAACTCCTTTTCAAGCAGGTATTAAACCATTTACAGATTCAATACGAAATTTAGCAACTGGTATTGGGATTTTTGGTGATGCTGCTCGTGATATTTATGGTGATGTTAGCGATTATTTGTTTACACCATTTGAACAATATAGAGATACGGAAGGTGGTGTTGCACAGGGTATAAGCGAAGCAGAAGAAGCAAAGAAACAAAGAATAGAACAAGAGGCACAAACAAACATAGATAAACGACTTAGAGAATTACAAGGAGGACCTAAACCTGTAACTAAAACTACAATTTCTGGTGGTAAAAATCAAATTTCTGGTGGTAAAAATCAAATTGATTCAAGTTTAAGAGATGATTTAACTTTAAAAGACGATGAAAAATCAAAGAGAAAATCACCGACAGATGCAGGCATAAAAACAGATGCAGGAACAAAGAAAGATGAAGAAACACAAAATCCGTATGCACAAATGTTAGCAGATTCTATAGATGCTTATAACAATATACTAACAGGCGAAACACAACCCCGTAAATCTATAGAAGATTATAAAAAAGATTTTGAAAAGGCTACAGGTATTGATGCAAGTGGGAAAGTTGATAAATCATCAGCGTTAATGGCCTTTGGTTTAGCTGCGATGCAAAATAAAGCAGGCAGAGATTTTAATGTAAGTAACGTATTAGCAGGTTTTGGTGAAGCGGGTGAAAAAGCCTTGCCAGCATTAGAAAAAGCAAAAGATAGAGCAAGGGCTGGTCAATTAGCAGCAGGACAATTTGCACTTCAAGAACAAAAAGCAGATACAGTAAAACAACTTGATGCAGCAAAATTAAGAATTGAAAAAATTTCAGAACTTCAAAAACAAGCAACGGATTATCAACAAAGCCTTGAGTTAGAAAATATAAAACAAAAAAATAGATTAGCAGTGGAAGAATTAAAAAGTAAAAACGAACAACAAAAAAAATCGTTAGAAAAGGGAGGGTTTGATTTTGTTAAACCGACTGATACAAAAATGATTGAAAATCAAGATTTTTTTACTGTAAAACAAGCCTACGATAAAAATGGTAATCAAATGTATTTTGCTGATGAAATTACTGATATTAACAAACTTGGTGTCGGTTATGGTAATGTATTACAGGCTGAAGCCTTAATAGATAAAGGTATAGATTTAATTGATGAAATACAAAACGCTCCTGAAGGACCAGCATTAAAACAAATATTAGATGCTGGTTTTTCAAGGTTAAAAGCTCTTGGATTTGGTGAATTAGACCCTAGTAGGTTTAAAGCAGGAAGTATTCAATTAAGAGATGGAAATTTTGTAGCTCAAAAAGGAATTACGAAAAAAGAAGCATTATTAGCCATACAAAAACAATTAATTTCAGAATATAAAAGATTTTTAACTAAAGAAACAGGAAATGGTATTTCTAATACTGATGTTATAGCTATTGAAGAATTGTTAGGTAAGTTAAATTTATTAACTAATCCTGATGCTGCTAAAAACAGACTTTATAGAGTTAGAGAAATATTTGCTCCAGTTAAAATGAATTTTGAAAACGCTTTTGAATTTATGTCCGATAAGTCTAAATATGTATCTGAAGAAAGATTTAATAAAGCACAAACAGAATTACAAAAAATACTTATAGGTCAAAGTGGTGGTTTGATTACAAATGTTACACAAGAAAATGGTAGACTTGTGTTTGATGCGAGATAAAATTTATGGGTATAATTACTTTACAGCTTCCTAACGAAACCATTGACGTAAAAATTGCTGGTAATAATCCAACAGTGGCTGAACAAATTAAAATAAATAATTTTATAAGATCAAGAAAAAGACAGTCTATGGCAAAAACTGCAGATGTTAAAGCCAAACCCGAACAAAAGTTCGACACAACATCTGGTATTAAAAACACTGCGTTACGAGCAGCGTTATCTACAGCAGAAATAAATACAGAACAAGATGAAGTATTAAAAAAATTTGGTATGGATGAAACCGATTTTACCAGAGATAACAGAGGTAGATTAGCATTAACACCAAGCGGTGCTTCAAAGTTAGGAATACAAATAGATAAAGATACCTTAATTGATGAAGAGGGTTTTAGTCGTTATGATTTTGCTGACTTAGCGGGAATTGCACCAGAACTTGTAGGTGCAGTTGCAGGAGCATTGAAAGGTGCAGCAGTAGGAACAGGAATTGCACCTGGCGTTGGAACTATTATTGGTGGTGCAATAGGTGCTGGATTGGGTAGTGGAACAGGAGCGGCAGCAGAAGAGGCTGTAGAGGCACTTGCAGGCACATCAAAACAATCTGCAAAAGAAATAGCAAAAGATATAGGAAAAGAAGCAGCGATAGGTTTTGTTGGTGATTTAACTTTTGGAACTGCTGGTGCTATATTTAGAGGCGGTCGTAAAATGCTTACAGGTACAGATAAAATTACACCTGAAGAACTTGCTACTATAAGAAAAGCAAAAGAACTTGGTATTGAACCCTCCATTGGAACTTTAAGAGGTCCTGCAGTTATCGCAAGACAGCAAGCAATTATTGAAAAAATATTTGGTACATCACCACGTTTAAAGAAAAATTATGATGTGATGATGGAGAATGTAAATAGGTTTCGTAATGAAGTTGGTCAATCTGGTATTGATGAAGCGGATGTTGGTAGAGTTTTAATTGAAGGTACAGGTAAACAAGTTGAACGATTAAAAACTTTAAAAGAAGCGGCAGAACAAGCTGTAATTAAACAATTAGATGATATTGGTCAAACAATGGGTGCTGCTGCAGAAAAAAATACAGAATTAACAAGCACATTATTTGAATATCTTACAAAATCTAGTGAAAATTTTAATAAAAATATGAGCAAAAAATTTAATGATGTTGACAATATTATAACAGAAATTGTGGGTAAAAAACAATTTATTCCTGCTGGCAATATTTTAAGTACAATACAAAATTTTGAAACAGAATATATAACTAGATTAGCAGCAGGAGGTAGGGATATAGAACCTTTTCAAGATGTTATAAATGGTTTAAAAGCAGGTTTTACTCAAGGCACACGAAAACTAGTGGAAGATACTAGTGCGGCCTTAAGAAATCCTGACTCTTTCCTTCTTCCAGGCCCTCTTAAAGAAGAAGTTTTTCTAAATTATCGTCAACTTTATGAAATGCGAAAAGCAGCAAAAGATGGAAGTATAAGTGTTTTAAAAGGTGGTAGAGAATTTTCAAATACAGCAAATAGAGAGTTAAAAAAATTAACAGACGAAATTGATAGTTTGTTAAATGGAGATAAATTTGTAGAGTTAGTAGAGTTAAGTCCTGATTTAAGAAATGTTGTAACTTCTGCCGATAAGATTAAATTAAAAAAAGCGTTTGGTGAATTGCAAAGTGCTAGAAATCAATTTGCAGCAGGCACAAGAGCTTTTGACCAAGTAGAAAATGCAAATATTATAAAAAATATAGCAGGAAAAGTAAGAGATGGGGTAGATTTAAACCCTAATGATTTAAGAATTGATAAGATTTTAACTCCTGGAAATAAAGCACCATTAAAAAAATTATTAGCAGCATTAGGAGAGGGAAGCACAACTCAAAAAAACAGAATGCAAGAAACATTAAAAAGAGAATGGTTAAGAGATACATTAAGTAAGAATGGAATCAAACCAGATGATTACAAAGTTGGTGATTTTAAAGGGCACATGTTTAGAAAAGATGTAGAAAAAATGGGAGAAACATTAGATGAATTATATGGAAAAGCAGGTGCTGATAGAATACGTTCTTTAGCAAAACAAATAGATCAAACAAGTGTTGATGGTTTAAAAACAGAAAATATATCTGCTTTTTTACAAGGAGAAGGTCAGTCTTTAACACCAATACAACAATTAAATAATGTCTTAAACGAACAAAAAAGATTTTTAGGTGCTTCAAGAAAAAGTGCTTTTGCTAAATTAGCAGACGATACATTAACTGATACAGAAGCCGCAGCATTTATTGCTAGTAGAAATGTTAAAGCAACTGACATACGACAAATTATGAAAGCATTTAAAGGTAATGATGACGCTTTACAAAAAATACGATCTAATTACATGGACAGAATTATCGCAGATTTTGGTGATGCTGTTACGACTGATGGAAAAACATTAAAAGCGTTTGCAGAAAGAATTATATCAGAAAATGATGGTGGTAAATTAGTTGAAGTTTTTGGAAAAGAGTTAGGAAATGATATGTTTGAATTTGCAAAGGTATTAAAATTAATTTCAAGAACAACAAATGGTGGTGATTTAGTTGCAGCAAACATCGCTGCTAGTCCTATTCAAAATGCAGGTAAGATAATAAAATATGGCATATTATCTCGATTTATGACATCAGCACCATATATGAAAAGTATTTTAAAAAGAGCAGAACGTGAAACTGCTGGCTTGCCTCCGTCAAGAAAAGCGGCAGTATTTGGTCAAATTTTAGCAGATACTTTATCACAGGTTCCAGGACAACTCGTTGATGAAGGGGTATCTGAGGGTATACGTCAAGGTCAAGCGTTAATGCAAAATACAGAAGCAGGACAACAATTATCACAGGCAGCAGGACAATTGCAGCAACTCAGGCAAAATATTACGCCTCCGAACATTAGTTCGGGTTTAGGTCAGATAAATCCAGTTGCACCTGTAACACCACAACAAACTAATATTAGACAAAAAGCAAAACAAAATCCTGCTGTGGCTCAAACATTAGGAATACAGGGTGCAACACAAGGATTAATATGAATATAGATGAATTAAAAAAAGAGATTGAGGCAGATGAGGGAGTTAAGTACGAAATTTATCTTGACCACTTGGGTTATCCTACTGTGTGTTGTGGTCACCTTATTCAGCCTGACGATGAGGAATATGGAAAAGAAGTCGGCACTACTATCACAGAAGCTCGATGCTCAACGCTCTTCGCTTCAGACATTGATGGGGTGCTTGCCGACTGCGGAAGACTCTATGCAACCTTCAGCGATTTGCCTGACGAGGCACAAAAAATAATTGCAAACATGATGTTTAATATGGGTCTGACAAGATTAAGTAAGTTTAAAAAGATGAAAGCAGCAATAGAAAAAGGCGATTTCAAAGAAGCCGCAAATCAAATGCACGATTCAAAATGGCGAACACAAGTACCAAATAGAGCCGAGCGTTTAATAAATCGTATGCGTAATATTAAAGTATAATTGCCTTACATAACTTTAAAACAAAAAGCAAAATTGCGAGAGTGTAATAAACGTAGAATAATAAAACGTATTTGGAAACCTAGATTACAAAAAGCAAATATTATTTATGACGACAATCTTGATGGTCGTGCTGTTCAGATTCGCTCTGTAAAGAAGTGGTGGTAAAATTTTCTAAATCTATTTCTAATCCACATACTTTACAATTAATAGATATATCATCTTTGTTTATGTTAAGTATAGTTTCGCACTTAGGGCACAAACCTCTCGCAATATTTTTTTCAAACCTATCCATTTCGTTTGCACTTAAGCAACAGAATTAACTCCTGAACGTGAAATATCTGAACCATATTTTTTAGTATAATCTTCATTTACTAATTTGCCAATTTGTTGTCTAATATTTCTATGTTCGTCTTTACAAATTTGTTTTAACTTACCATAGGTTTTTAAATCTATAGCAACGGATTTATATTTAGTAATATCAGTCATTTTTTATCTCCAGAAAGGTTAATTTATGTCAAACTTTAACATATTATATGGGAAAAGCAACAAGTTTCGAGCAAAAAAAACTTCTTTTATGGGATTTACTTTTGATTCTAAATGGGAGGCAGAACGCTATGGTCAGTTAGTTCAGTTAGAGCGAATCGGTGAAATAACAGGATTAAATAGACAAATTAGATACGATATTATCGTTAATGAACAACAAATTTGTAAATATATTGCAGATTTTAGTTACTACGAAAAAGACGAAAACGGACAGACAAAATTTGTTGTTGAAGATGCTAAAGGTATTGAAACTACTGAATTTAGACTGAAAAAAAAATTAATGAAAGCAATATATGGCATAGAAATTTTAGTAACAAAAAAAAATAAACGAAAAAAATAGTTGCATAATATCCCAATAATACCTAAATATATAGTTAGGAAATGTAACTTTTAAATTTTTGGAGTAAAAACAATGAATCAATCATTATATTCAAGTATGACATTGCCTGAACTTTTTATAGAAAAACGTAAGGCAAAAGAAGAAGAAACAGTATTAAAAGAAAAAAACTTACTAATTAATAACGAATTAGAAAGTCGTTTTTCTGAACGTGCTAAAAATAAATTAATTCAAGAGGGCAAAGACTTTGGTTGTACTTCTGTTCACGATGGTGCACACAAAGTCAAAATTAACTTTCGTAAACGTGTAGATTGGGACCAAGATAAATTAATTAAGGTTCTGAATAACATGGATTTAGATACTGCAAAGCATTATGTTGATGTGAATTATAAAGTATCTGAATCAAAGTATAATAATGCTCCGCCAAATATTAAAGTATTATTAGAAGATTGTCGTACTGTCTTTCCTCAAGGGATTTCTTTCGACATAGAGGAGGTAGAGTAATGTTTAAAATAATCACCGCACAAGAGCGGTTAAAAGAAAAAAGAGGTCATAAAGTTGTTATTTGTGGTGTGTCGGGTATTGGTAAAACAACACTTGCCAAAACATTGAATACACAAAAAACATTATTTATGGATTTAGAGGCGGGTGACTCAGCGATTGAGGGCACTAATTTAGATGTAATCAGACCGAAAACTTGGCATGAATGCAGAGATTTTGCTTGTCTTTTAGGAGGGTATAATCCCTCCTTAAATGAAGATAGCACTTATGCTAAAAATCATTATGATTATGTTTGTCAAACATACGGAGATCCACAAGAAGTATTAAAAAAGTATGATACAATATTTATAGATAGTATTACAGTTGCGGGTCGTTTATGTTTTCAATGGTGTGTAAATCAACCCGAATCAAAGTCAGATAGAACGGGTAAGTTAGATACAAGGTCTGCTTATGGTATGCAAGGCCGTGAAATGATGTCTTGGCTTACACATTTACAACATATTAGAGAAAAAAACGTAATTTTTGTTGGTATTTTAGATACTAAACTAGATGATTATGGTCGTCAGATACATGAACTACAAATTGAAGGTTCTAAAACGGGAAGAGAACTGCCAGGTATCGTTGATGAAGTAATCACAATGGCTATGATGCCAAACGAAAATGGACAACCTTTCCGTGCTTTTGTATGTCATACTCTTAATGAATGGGGATATCCTGCAAAAGATAGAAGTGGTAGACTTGAATTATTAGAAGAGCCACATCTAGGTAAGTTGTTAGAAAAAATGAGTAGTAAACGAGAAAAAAATTCGTTAAATTTTGTTAATCCTAATGAGGAGGTAAAGAAAAATGATTAATTTAAATGACGTAGACACAGGAACACAAACAACAGAATTTGCATTAATTCCTGATAAAACACCCGTAAGGGCAGTTATAACTATAAACATGGGTGATACTATTGTTGAAGAATTTAGTTCACAACCATTGTTTAAAAAATCTTCAACAAGTGTTGCTAAATGGTTGCCGTTTGAATTTTATATTCATGGTGGTCAATATGACCAAAGAAAAATATGGTATAATTTGTTTGTTGATGGACCCACTATGAATCCCGAAACAGGGGTATCAAAATCAAGAGAGATTGGTATACGAACACTTAGAAAAATGGTGGATAGTATTCATGGTTTAAAAGCAAGTGATGTATCAGCAGAGGCAATTGCAAAGCGAGAATCTGCTATACCAGTTGAATCTTTGATGGAAAAAGAATTTTGCTTTTTAGTTGGCATTGAAAAAGGCACTGAAGGTTATTCTGATAAAAATAGAATGATTGTACCACTTACTCCTGATGATACTTTATACATACCATCTATGGGTTCTGTAGCACAATCTAAAACAAATTTAGATATCCAACAACCACGAAATACTTCAGCACCAAGTAATGGGAATATTCCCTCTTGGGCTAAATAGTAAACAGTTGGACAGATAGAACCCTCCGTTTTTATCTGTCCGTTTACTAGCAGGTGCGGTTAGCGTTTCATTGTTTTCCTACTTCCGCATCTGCTAGGCTTTGAGGTATTTATGGTAAATCAAAATAAAATATTAGGTGATTGTATTGAAGAAATGCAAAAACTTATTGATGATGGAGTTCAAATTGATTCTATCGTTACCGACCCTCCGTATCACTTAACATCTATTGTAAAACGATTTGGTAAAGAAGGTTCTGCACCAGTAAAAGTGAATGAATTTTTTAATAAAGAAAATGGTGAATCAAAAGGTTCTTCACCTTATAAAAGAACATCAACTGGATTTATGGGAAAGGAATGGGATGGTGGAGATGTTGCGTTTAGGTCAGATACTTGGAAACTTGCATACAATTTACTTAAACCTGGTGGTCATTTGTTAGCATTTTCTGCATCTCGTAATTATCATAGAATGGCAGTTGCAATCGAAGATGCTGGGTTTGAAATTAGAGATCAGATTATGTGGATATATGGATCTGGGTTTCCAAAGAGTTTGAACATAGGAAAAGGTGTTGATAAGAAACAAGGTAACTCTGAATACGAGGGTTGGGGAACTGCACTCAAGCCTGCACATGAACCCATTGTGATGGCGAGGAAACCATTATCAGAAAAGTCTATTGTAGATAATGTATTAAAGTGGGGAACTGGTGCAATCAATATTGATGGTTGTAGAGTAGGATTATCAGAGGGTGATGACCCAAGACTGGGTGGTAAAGGTTCTTGGAAAACTGATAAGATGGCAAAAGATGTTTACGTTGGTGGGTATGCTGGTGAGGACACTGGTTCAAGTGAATTAGGTAGATATCCAGCAAATGTGATGCACGATGGATTACAAGAAGAATGGGCAAGATATTTTTATTGTCCTAAAGTATCAAAGAGTGAGAGAAATAATAGTACAATAAAGAACACACATCCCACAGTAAAACCTATTAAATTAATGCGATATCTTTGTCGATTAGTTACACCAAAAGGTGGTGTAGTTTTAGACCCATTTATGGGTAGTGGATCAACGGGAATCGCCACAAAACAAGAGAATTTTCAGTTTATTGGTATTGAAAAAGAAAAAGAGTATTATGATATTGCTTGTAAAAGAATAGAAGCAGCAATTGAACAAAATGATTTATTTAATTTTTAAATGGAATAAAAAATGATTGATCGAGTAGAAATTAATGTTGTTGTTTTTAATAACAGTCAAGTTTTAAAAAAAACAAAAGGGTTTTTAACAACAGGAACGAGCGTTCAAGAATCTAAATTAATCGAAGAAATGGAACTTTTTGTAGATGCAATTACGGAGGAATATAAAACAAAACCTTATACAGGTATTGTTACACTTATTTTTCCAGACAATATTACATATCAATTTTCTTTTAGTAACAACGGAAG